CGTACCGGTAGCTCTGCAGAAAGGACGAAACGAGATAGATTCCAAGTCCGGGCAGAAAGAAGTGATATTAATATCAAATTATCGGACTGGCATTCGCCGGGGCCAAACCGTGGCGGTTATGGACGCCTTGCAGGGAACAACATGGGTGGGGAAAGTTGGTGGAATCGCTCACCAGACCAGTGGCCCTGAAGTACTTACCGAGTTGACCGTGGAGAGACTTGAATGAACCCCTATCAGAAGATTCGTGACCTTCTAAAAAGCACAACCCCTGTAAGTGGTGAAGTCGTGTCAATCGAGGGAAAGAACTTCCGAGTGATGACCTCAGCCGGCCTGATCACCGTACCTTCCGGTGGTGTGACTGCCTACCCGGGCGACGAGGTTCGCATTGAGGGTGGGGTGCTGAAGGGCCGGACCAAGCGGGCCAATCAGATACCTGTCTTCAAAGTTTGACTGGACATATCCGGATCGAGGTAACAGACTTGGGGGGTCGCAGTACCTAAAACCTCGAAAGGAGTTCAACCATGTTTCGCTTTCTTACCTTGTTTGTAGCGGCCATGTTGCCGGCCATTGTTATGGCAACCTCCCTGACTTGGGAAGCCCCAACCACACGGGTTGATGGCACCCCACTCCCCGATACTCAGCTCGGCCAGTACCAGATTTGTGTTGGCGACCTCAACGGCGATGAATGTCCGAGCCCAATCACGGCCCCGGCAAGTGCTACCGAATACAACATTGACAGTATTCTGGCGGACTATCAGGAATACACCTTCCGAATCCGAGTCTCCGATCTTGATGGGGTTTACTCTGTCTGGTCTGACCCTGTAGTGGGAAAGAAGGTGGCCCCTCCGGAAGCCCCGGTACTCCAACTTTCTCCGAATTAAGAGAAAGCCTCCACCGTCTCAACTTGTATTTTGAGATGGTGGACTCGGAAGGGGTCTATCAGTATCAGGAGTAACCTAGAATTAGTGGAGATGGGTCATGGCGGGGTATTTCACCGATTTTTCTGATGAAACTGTGGGGCAGTCCCCTGCAGATTGGTCTGTTTTGTTTGGTACCGGGAGGTCTATCACCATAGTAGACAATACCGCCAACGGGCATGGGAAATGCCTACGGATCAACGGAACTGGTAACCCTGCCAATTACGGTATGGTCAAGTATGACCCTGTTGATGCGGATGCAGGCAGGGCAGATTTTGAACTTCTCGCCTTGGTTCGTGATCTCGACGGTTACGCTAATGTGGCCGCTCGAATGGAGAGTGATGTAACAGGGCTTGTCTATGGTATGAGCCCGGACCCAGATAAAGAGCAAGGCCGAATATTTCAAGCCGGTGCGGAAACGTCACGCGCAGTGAATGTAGGGCAATACCAAGGCACTGGATGGTTTTGGGTAAGACTTCGTGGCGCAGGTGGGGTTGAAACCGACAGCACCACCTTATATTTCAAGGCGTGGCCTGAAGGGTCAGAAGAACCTAATGGTTCTAATAGTTGGGGTGAATTTTCTATAAGTGACCCCGGAGCAATCGGATTCTTCTTGCAGACTGGTCGTAACTCTCAGGTTGAAGTCGCTGTATTCAGCCTCACGACTGGCGTCGGGGCTGGAAGGGCTCGCTCGGTAAACGCAAGTAACGCTACAAGCCTTTGTCGGTTCCTGCTAAGTGAGGCATCGAGCGGCACTGCCCCAACCACCACTGCCGATGATACCGGTAATGGTAATGATCTGACGTTGGACTATAACAATGCGTTGGAGTGGACTTCTATTGCCTCCGGCAAAGGGCTTGATTTCACTAATAGTCCGAGTGTTTCCAATAGCGGTATAGCCAGACTCGATAATATCGTTGCAAACGGTAACCTTGGTGCGGAACTCGATGGGGAAAAAACCTTCTGGTTCGCTATGGTGCTGGCTAACATAGTCGGGCATCCAAATGGTATGCGCCTATTCGCCATTGGTACTTCCAGCGGCAATACGGACATTTCGATTGTTAAGGAAGAAAACGACCTGTGGGTTGTTCGTTTTGATAACGAATCTGGGGGTACGGGGCACACGGCCTCTTTTTACTACAACCCCGGAGACACTGATCCGCACACCCTTGTTATCCAGATTGACATGGATGAACTTGGCTCTGAGTCGCGCATCCGTGTCATGACTGACGGGCAATACCGGTCGATTGCTGGTTCAAACTATGGTTCGTCAGATGTTTTGGGTCGGATTAACAACACCAACCGTATTTTGTCACTTGGTAACCGGGGAAGCCTCAACCGGAACGTGCAGGGTCAGATTTACTATGCCGAGATGGGTAAGGGTGTTCTGACTGAAGAACAACTTGAATCCATCCACCTAGATTTGATTGCAAACAATGACACTGGTTGGCTTATCCCGGTTGGCGTGAATACCCCCGTAAATCTCGGGTTTGAGAACCTGCAACCGACTTCTGTGACTCTGACTTGGGAGCAAGGATAATGGCCTATAATCTTGAGTGGCGGGAGCTTGGTGACGTTGGGAACGAGGTTCTTGTAGAGAACATTACGGACGAGTTTTACAACCTGTCCGGGCTGACCCAACTGACTGACTATGAATTCCGGGTTCAGGAGGATGACGGAACCAACGTCTCAGCTTGGTCTGCGTGGGAGTCATTCACCACTATCTCGGCTACGGCCAACCTGAATACCAATAGCTTGGTGATGGAAGGCACCGTGAGCGGTGTGAGCCTGAGCCAGACCCATGCTTTGGAAACCGATAGTATTCAGGTTACTCCAACCCTGTCTGAGGCGGCTGCGTCACAGGCTCATAGCCTTGATACCCAGTCGGTTCAGCTGACCCCGACACTCACCGGTATTAGTGCGACCAACACGCACGAGGTGGAGTCAGAATCCCTGCAGATGACCCCAACGGTATCTGGGGTGGCGGTTACCCAGAACCACAGCATGGTGTCGGAATCACTGGTACAGGAAGCCAAGGTATCTGGCCTTACCTTGAACCAAACTCAGGCTCTTGATGCCAGCAGCCTTCAGGTTACCCCTACCGTATCCACCGCTTTGGCAGTGCAGACCCATGGGCTGGCAACAGACTCTCTGGCCATGGAAGGCACCCTGTCTGGTGTCGAGGTGGAGCAGCAGGGAAGTATGCAGCCGGCACCGCTTGAGGTGGTCCCGGAAGTCTCGGGTTTGACCCTTAGCCAGACACAGGTACTTGATACCCGATCCATGGCTATGGAGCCCGAGGTATCCACCGCATCCGTGGTTCACACCTCGGCACTGGAAAGCGAGTCACTGCAGGTAACCCCGACAGTGACCGACCTTGCCCTTGGACAGACCCACGAGGGCGCTGTTGCCAGTCTGCAGATGCAACCCATGGTAAGCACTCCGACTCTCGTGGAGATAGTCACGGATACCATAGTGCCAGCCTCCATACGGATGGTCCCGACCACTTCTGGCGCGGTGATGGTGCAGGAGCATCAAGTCACAGCGGAAGGCTTGGTCATGGAGCCGGACCTGTCGGTGGTGACCCTGCAGGTAGACCACCTGTTGGAGGCCGGGAGCCTTCAGGTAGAACCGCAGTTTGTTGGGCTAACACTGACTCAGACCCATGAACTTGACGCCAGTGACATTAATGTCACACCGACCGTCAATGATCTGACTTTGGGGCAGGGTGCTCAGCAGATTCTTGAAACTGAAAATCTGGTTGTATCGGTAAATGTCTCATCGGCTGCAGTAGTGCAGGAGCACTCTTTGTCCTGTGAGTCGGTAGTCGTGGAGCCCAAGGTGTCCCGGGTTTCCATGGGAGTAACGCACAAACTGAGTACGGGGGTGATCGACCTTGCACCAGAACTTTCTCGTCTGGCGCTCTCGCAAAATGCTCAGCTTGCGCTACAGTCTTTGGTAATGGAGCCAACCTATTACATGGCGATTGCTCTATTCCCGGGGGAGCCGGCAGTACTCGGGCCGGTAAAAAGTTTGGAAGTTTTAACCGAAGGTCGTAGTGTGGTAGTTACGACCAACAAGCTCTATGTTGACTTATGAGGAATGAACCATGTCTCTTTATCTGCACCCCGATATTCTCGATAACGGTCTGAGCACGCTTTCTGATGCGGCCAGTCTTACCATGTCTGTTTGCCAAGGAGCACCCACCACCCGAGCAGAGGCCTCCGGTCTCTTGAGTGGCGCGGGTAACCGGGTGAGCAATGAAATCACTGTTGCTGGCGCTGACGTTGCTTTGGGTAATGGCGCTACGGCACAGCAGCGCCGGGTAACCATTGACCCACAGACGGGCACTGTTGCTGAGTCTGTTTCCGCAAGCCCGGACCTCTGGGTGGCGGTATACGATGGAACCCGTCTGTTGATGGTAACCGATGAAGTCACGGACCAAACCCTGACTGCCGGCAACCCGATCACCATTCCAGAAACCCGAGTCACCTTCGTACAGCCGGTGATTGAACCGTAAGGGGTAGATCATGAGGGACGTGTATATCTACATGGGGCGTGACAACCGCGTCCCTGTAAAATTGCACTCCGAGCTGACCACCGGGGAGGAGGCTACCGATCCTCCCCTTCAGGGCGCTACCAAGGTAGTCCTTGAACTTGCGGACGGTACGGAGTTTGACTCCACCACTGACCCAGAGATTGAAATTGTAGACTCGTCTACTATCAGCCTTTGGTTGGGCGTAGCCCTTGATGAACTAACGGCTGGTGAGCCTATCACCGGTCAATTATCGGTTTTCTATACTGACCGTCCAAATGGAGTTGCTTGGCCGGGGAGTACTGAATCCCCAAACCTGCCAACCTTCCGGTTCATTCCGGTGGATTGGCGGGACAAGCCATAAGATGTAGGCCCGGGTGAAAGCCCGGGTATTTTTATGACGAGGAAAGTTATGTGGGATTCTGTGACCTCCGCCGTTTCAAACTTCTGGAACGAGTTTGTGATTGCTGTGTCATCTTTCATAGCAGCGGCTATCATCCAAATCAGCATCAAGGTAAGCAAACGGATTCGACGCTGGCTGAAGTACAACGCTTTGCCTGAGCAGATAAGCACGGCGCTGAATGTGAATACCTTGTTGACGGAAGCCAAGCTGGCAACTGGTGCAGACCGGGCCTACGTCTACCAATTCTCCAATGGCACGTATTACAGCAATGACGTGTCACAACTGAACATGACCTGCACCCATGAAGTGGTGCGGGAAGGTGTGACCACCATCGGACCACAGAAGGCCGAGATTCTGGTTACCCAACTACCCCACCTGTTCCATAAGCTGGTGCAGGGGGATTCCATGGTGATGCGGACGGACGACCTGCACGATTACCATTGGAAGCAAATGCTGAAAGACCGGGGGACAGTGATCTTCCGGGCTATACCCATCCTGAATTCACGTAGCCAACTTGAAGGGTGGATGGGACTGGATTTTCTGGCACCGCATGATGACCTGTTCGCCCATATAGATGAGAACGGGGAAGTCGATAACAGCCAGACCGATCTGGTCAAGATTGCCCAACGAATTGGTCACACGCTGAGGATATAGCCATGAATTTCCCGGACATGATTCTTCGTAGAATACTCGATAACGTACATGGCACCTTTGGGGTTCTGATTTTTCGACAGACCCCTATAGCCCTGACTGTGGAGGATCGTTGGCGGGACAACAAGCCCTACGTCTCCTGCATTCCTGCTGGGGACTACAAGGCGCTTCGGTGCCGAAAGAGCCCAGATTATAATTTCCAAGAAAGCCCGACTTTCGGAGACACCTTCCAAGTCATGGATGTGAAAGATCGAAGCCATATCCTATTCCATGGTGGTAATGCCCACACGAACACCGAGGGGTGTATAGTTGTTGGGAGCTACTTCGGGGTGCTGGAAGGGATGACTGCAGTATTGGGTAGCAAGACTCACAAGGGGCGGGGCTACTACCGGTTCCTTGAGGAGGTGGCAGACCGGGATGAATTTGATTTCCGGATAATCGACAACACCCGGGACTGGGTGTAAGGAGAGAAGCATGAAACGTGTGGAGAAGTACTGGGTAGCCTTCACGGCTATTACCATGGCTCTGCTAATGAGCGGTTGCAGTGTCCTGAACGCGGTGGAGGAGCACCCTCTGTCTGCGTGGATTGTGGTTGAGCAGGCCACTATGCGAGTTCTGGACGGTGATGTTGACCGGGCCAAGAAAACTCAGGAAATCGTAAAGGAAGTCCGACAAGGAATTGACTCGGATCAATCGGTGACCCTGAGGGCCGTGGAAAAAGAAATCCGAATGCGGATCAATTGGGACTCCATGGCCTTGGCCGACCAGCGTCTCATTGACAAGGTGATAACCGTAGTGAGGGAAGACCTCGAACGGAGGTACACCGATACTGTTCTCGATGCCGAAGACAAGGTAAAGCTGTCTCAGGTATTGTTCTGGATCGAAGACGCCGCCAAGCTCGTAGTGGAGGGTAGTGGCTGATGAAGTACTTGGATGAGCGACCACATATCCAGTCAGGTGACCTGCTTCTGTGTGAAGGCAAAGGGTTCGTGAGCACACTGATCAAGATGCTCACGGCCCAGCAGATCAGCCATGTGGCAGTGTTCATCTGGATCAATGAAACCCTATGGGTGGCAGAGATGAAGGAGTTTGTGGGCTACCGCCTGCGGCCTGCCTCCCTATGGATAGATGATTACCTGCGTAGCAAGTCTGGCAACCTGTATATCGGGTACGCCCCAGAGAAGGTCTACCAACAGCCAGACGTGGCCCGAGAGCTGGCCTTCCACTACCGAGAGAGCAAGTATGGCTACCTGTCTCTGTTCCGTGTGTGGTGGCATCAGTTGACAGGTAAGCGTAGACGCACTAGAGGTATAGTGTGCTCAACATTTGTTGCGCGTATCTGGGAGGCCTGCGGTGTTAAGTTCTCCCAGACCCCGGCACCGGGGGAGTTCCTTCGTATGTGCCGGTTTGTTTCTCGGGTGCAATCCATTGAGTGACATTAATGTCACTAGCCGCTCAGCGGGGGCGGCTTTTTTTTGTTCTTTTATTTGACAAATTGCCGGGGGTAGTTGATACTGAAAGTACAGCAAATATACATCCCAAGGAGGGATACCCGATGAACACCAAAACTTTCACCAAGTCTTTCAACCAACATCCCTCAAACATGAAGTTCATCGCCCGCCTCCGCTTCAAAGCGGAAAGCATGGGCCTCAAGCCCAAGGTGAAGGCTCACTTCACCATCGTTACCATCACCATCAAAGAGGCCACTGAAGAACAGGTGGCTACCCTCAAACAAGAGGTCGGGGCGTAAGCCCCCCCAAGGAGGGATTAACATGATCACCGTAGCTTCCAAGCAAGCAGTAGAAATCACCATTAAAGGTCGCCAAATCGGTAGCCGAATTCGTACCATCACCCGCTCGGTTTACCGGGAGGAAGGTGAACATTATGCCTTCGTGAATTACGAGGGTAAGAAGGTTCGGGTCATGAAATTGGGTAACGATGGTATTGACTGGGTTGGCGTAGTCAACCGCTAAACCAAGAACAAGGAGGGAAAGACATGAAAAACCTAAAGAATTGGACAAGAGAAGAACTGGTAGCCGAGTACGCTCGGTTAGGTCGCCTGATTGAGAAGACCCCCAAGCACATGCGTAGAAACGTGTGCCCTTCTGCCTTCACCAACAAGAGCTTGCTGGTGGAAGAAATCTCACGGAGGAACGCCCAATGAACATTGCATTCACTGGCACTTTCAGATTGGATGGGGAGCACGTTACCCGGGCTGTCCTTGAAGCTGTTGCCCAAGACCATGGCCACACCGTAGAGAAGTCAATCACCGAACGAACCCAGATTTTGGTGGTTGGGGACACTGGCCGCCACGGCAACACCAGTAAGATCAGAAAGGCTGAGGCCAATGGTGTTGTTCTCATAACCCCTGAGGAATTCCTTGCCAAGCTGAAAGAAACTGTTTGACAAACGTACCGGGGTGCGAGATACTAGAACTGCACCAAAAATTCACGGAGGGTAAGATGAAGAAAACCTACACATTTGGCCCCGGGCTCGGAACAGAAGGCAACGCAGAAATGCGTGAACTGCTGGGTGGCAAAGGTGCCAACCTTGCAGAGATGGCCAACCTGAACCTACCGATCCCCCCGGGCTTTACGATCACCACGGAAGTCTGCAATGAATACCTGCACTCTGGTAAGGGTGACGATGTTGTCACAGACCTGCTGAAGAACGAAGTCTACATTCACTTGAATGACCTGAAGGAGCACTTTGGCTACTTCCCACTGGTTAGTGTTCGCTCGGGTGCCCGGGTATCCATGCCGGGTATGATGGACACCATATTGAACGTGGGCTTGACTTCGGAGTCACTGCCTGAGTGGGCGGAACGCATTGGTAAACGGGCCGCACTGGATTCCTATCGCCGCCTCATGCAAATGATGGGTGACGTGGTGTTTGGTATCCCTAAAGAAGAATTTGAAGGTGCCTTGGGGGAAGTGAAGAAAACAGCCGAGGTCACCCATGATCATGAGCTTTCCGTGGCCCAGCTAGACACCCTGATAGGGCGCTACAAGATCGTCTATCAGACCCATAGCACGGAATTCCCGGACACCTTTATTGAGCAGTTGGAATGGGCGATCACGGCGGTGTTCGAGTCATGGAACTGTGACCGGGCCAAAGCCTACCGGGAAATGCACGGCTACCCCGATGAGTGGGGCACTGCGGTCAACATCCAGTCCATGGTATTCGGCAACCTCAATGACAAGTCCTGTACTGGCGTGTTGTTCTCCCGGAACCCAAGCAATGGTGACCCTGTAATAACAGGGGAGTTCCTTGTGAACGCTCAGGGTGAGGACGTAGTGGCCGGCATCCGGACCCCGGACCCGCTCGACCAGATGAACAAGTGGAACCCCGAGGCCTACCAAGAACTTTGTGATCACACCATGCGGTTGGAGGAGTACTACAAGGACATGCAAGACGTGGAGTTCACGGTGCAAGCCGGCAAGCTCTACATCCTCCAATGTCGGAACGGGAAACGGTCTGCCAAGGCGGCCTTCCGGATTGCCTCTGACATGGTGAGCGAGGGAGTATTGACCACCGAGGAAGCTCTGACCCGGGTGACTGTGGCCCAGTACTTGGCTTTGAAGACCCCCGCGATCAACAAGGACTCTGCAGGAAAGCCACAGGCTACCGGTATTGCCGCTGGTGGTGGGGTTGTTACCGGCAGAGTGGCCTTCACGGAATATCAGGTGAAGCAGATCAATTCGGAGGAGGGTCACCCGGCTATTCTGGTTGGGAAAGAAACCACCCCTGATGACATTGTTGCTATGAACCTCTCTGTTGGTATATTGACCCAGACCGGGGGCCTGACCAGCCATGCGGCAGTTGTTGCCCGGGGCATGGACAAGGTGTGTGTTGTTGGGTGCACTGAACTGGCCATTGTCAACGGAACCCTGATCATGGGGGACGGAACACAGGTGCAGTCAGGTGACCTGATCACCATTGATGGCTCCACCGGTAATGTCTGGATTGGGGCCAAGGAAGTGATACCCGGAGAAGTTAATTACCATGCTGCTCACCTTCTGACAGAAGGCTCAGGGTCACTGCTCTGCGGGGACGCCCACCCACCTGAAGGGCTACTGCTGGTGACCAAGGACTACTGCCTGAGGCTTGGCACAGGAACCTTCAATGAAGACCCTGTGAAGGAGTTGCGGGCCCTCGGTGAGAAGGTGACTGGCACCCTGTATGTCGAGTTTGATGGCCCCTTTTCAAATCTGGATGCCGAAGACAGGTTGATGATTCAGATGTTGGGTAAGAACCCGACCAAAGAGGAACGGGACTGGATCAACCACCACATGACCTTGCTGGGAGAAGCCGGCAGAGAAGTGGTGGCCCTGCTCCCGGGTACGGTGCAAGTCAGTACCCTTAAAGTCCCGGAGAACGTGAAGCTCCTAAAGGCCGCAGGCACACTGAAAGACCTGCTCTCAGGAAACGGCATACCGGATGAAGAATTCATCAAGAACGTGGTGGGTGACACCAAGACGTACAATACCCTGAAGGCCGTGATGAAGGCCCATGGGAAGACCATTGCTGAGCCGGTGAACCCAGTCAAGGAGGAGAAACTTGCTTTTCAAATCTTCTCCTAAAAGTTGGAGTAATCCTGTGGTTGCGCTAGGATGTGTGAAACCAGACCAGAAGGATTACGGCCTTGGCAAAGATAGAATGCCCCAAGTGCACCTACATGTCGTTCCTCAATTTCGAGGGGAGCGATCTGGTGCAGCACTGCCCACACTGTGGATTCAGAAAGTACTTCGCCCGGAAGACTCCGGATGGGTACATGATCTACAGACAGGAGACCGCCACGGAAGGGAGCTTGCCCCGGGCGGGCACCAAACTCCGAAGTTGTCTTGGCAGGTTGGTGGCGTACACCGAAATCACCACGGAGGTAATGGCTTCGGTGTTGGACCAAGACCCAAGTACCACGGCATCCCAGCTAACGGTACTGCAGGCGAAAGGGCTTGCAATGAGATTGAACAATCAGAAAGGCGTAGCAGGAGGCAGCACTTGGAAGGCCACTGTGCAAGCCGTAAAACTCATGAAGTTGGAGGCGTAACATGGCTCTCGTAATAGGCGTACCCGAAGGTCGGGATTTTTACATCAATGACACCAAGATCAGAGTGACCAAGGTGGTCAATCCGACCAAATTTGAAATCACAGTCCTGACCCCGGCCATGGACTACAAGTATGTCATAACTGATGGTGAAGCCACGCTGTTGGATAAGTTTGACTGGAACAAAGACGTGAGAATCAGCGCCGGCCTTCGTGGCTCTGACACACTGGCCCGGGTGGTTGTGGACGCCCCGAAAGAAATTGAGGTACTGCGTGGCGATCTCTATACGAAAAGTAAAGCGGCAGCCAAGTAAGGAGCAAGGCCCCGGGCTGACACTGGCCCCGGGAGCAGAGCAAGACCTACTGGAACTGTTTGGGGTGATAGACATGGAGGAAATCACCCAGAGGGTGGAGAAGTCCGCCCCTGTGACCCATAAGCTGGGGAACAAAAGACACTTGGACTTGGTGTTTCTGGTGAAGAACGGAACCCTCATCCAAGTGGGAGTATTTGAAGCAGAGCTACTGGGGAGACAGACGCACAATACGTGCAAGGCCTGCTTTGGTACTGGAAAGATTCGTGTACCCAATATCTGCGCTTATTGCGATGGCAATGGGTGTAGCCACTGCAAGGGCACAGCGGCTTACAGCGAAGTAACCTGCCCTGAACCAAAATGCAAAACTAACCACAGAAGGAAAGAAACCCATGGCAAGATTCGATGCAACACCCGGCACAAGCGACCTAAAGGGAATCCGGTACACGGACGGTAAGGTCCGGGGCATGATCTACGGCGGCCCGTACCGTAATCGACCCAAAGACCTACCGGGCTTCTGCATGGCCGAAGAACTGATGGACCTCCCCCACGATGTTGCCATTCCGACCCGGGACTTCTCGGTGCCGGAGCCGGAAGACATGATGAAGGGCTTGGAGAAAGCTCGTTATTACCTGAAGAAAGACGGTAGCCTGTACGTGGGCTGCATGGGCGGTATTGGCCGCACCGGTCTGTTCATGGGGGCTATGACCCTCCTGAGCTTCATGTCTCAGTACTGGATGCCCAACCAAGCCGCGCTGGCGGTTGAGGCTATCAAGTATGTTCGGGACAACTACAAGGGACACGCTATCGAGACCAAGCAGCAAGAAGACTTCCTGAAGGAATTGCCGCTCAAGAAGATGGCCTTCCTGATCCGCTTGTCCCGGGTGTTGCCCTTTATCAAGTGACATTAATGTCAAAAGCCCCCGGTTATTATTTGACAAACGTAGCCGGGTGGGCGATACTAACAGGGTAATAAAAACTCATGGAGGGAAAGCAAGTGGTAGCCAATACCCTAGCTGAAATAAGCAAAAAGCCATTCCTGATCCCCAATACCTATGCCACGAATGCCAGTCTTAAAGACTGTGTGGCCACCATGAAACAACGGGTGAACGCACTGGGTTCTAGTGCTGAACCGGAAGAAGAAGCCCTCAGGTTCTACATGATGAACCACGCATGGGCGGAACTGAACTTGATGTACCACAAAGACCAGCCGTTGCCACAAGAGCATCTGGACGTGGCCTTGGGTTACACCCAGCAATGCTCTCAGATCATGGAGCGGTTGTTCTACTACCTGCTGATGATCTGCACTCGGGAGACCCGGCACTGCCAAAACCCGGGGGCGATACAAGTGGCTAACTACCCCATTGAGTGCTGGAATTTCCTGAACAGTATCCAAGGCAGTGGTTCAGGTGGTGCGGTGAGCAAGCTGAAGTCCAGTGCTCCGAACGTGAACCTCGGGGTTTACACGGATTTCATGGAGTACGTGTTCTTCAAGGGCAAGTTCTCGGGGGGCTATGGTGGCCCTGCATGGGGTGAAGTAGCTCGGACCCTGAACCGGTACGTAAGTGCGGCTTACACCCCGGAAATGATGGTGGACACCGGTTGGACGCTATGCCACAACAACGGGCCCATCTTCAACAAGGGGATGCTCTACAACATGTACTCCCAAGAACTGGTGCAGATGCTTGATGTTCAGCGGTCTGGCCAGATTCCTCAACTGCTCTATAGCCACAATGCAGGCATGAAGTTCTTTAACAAGATTTCGATCCCGGCCCTGAAGACTTATGAGTGGTTGCGGGACGCCAAGCTGTCAGCCGATTGGGAAACCCATATCGACTGGGAGAAGGTGATGAAACTTGGCTCCCATGGTAACTACCATGCTTGGGCCATTAAGATGAACAACACTCCGGAAGTCGCGGAGAAGAAAGCCAAGAAAGAGAAAGAAGAATTCTTCTATGTGACTCCACATGTGAAGGTGAAGAAACTCAAACGGAAAGACCTGATCGCTGCATAAGGGGAAATGACATGGGCGCATCGTATTACAGTAACCAAGCATCCAATGGCTGGACTCAGCCGAAGCGTTGCTACGAGAGCCACCCGGTTCTCAAGATCATCGACAAAGAAGGCAAAGAGTTGTTTATCCATGGCGGCTCCTGCACCAACACCCCACCGGAAGGCATGGATGTACTGATTGCCTTTGACCGTGGTTACGTGTTGGTGCCCCAGTCTATGCCATGGCTACCGGGAGAATTTGTGTTCTTCCCCATCACCGATATGCAGGCCCCGAAATCGGTGACCCAGTTCCGAAAATTGATCGAGTGGACTGCAGAGCAAATGTACGCCGGCAAGAAAGTCCATGCCGGGTGCATCGGGGGCCATGGACGAACCGGTACCTTCCTTGCAGCTCTGGTGACTCACCTGTCCGGGGAGAAGGACTCGATCAACTGGGTTCGGGAGAACTACTGTCAGAAAGCGGTAGAGTCTGCGGTACAGGTGGACTGGCTGCACAAGAATTTCGGTATCGTGAAGGCCCAAGGCACCAAGGTAGCAAAGAAAGCGGCGAAGCACCCGTCCATGCCGCCTGCAAACTACAGTAAGTCTCCACAAGGGGATGAACGCCTGAGCCCCATGAGAGTGAGTCACTGCATCCATGGGGACCGCAAAGCTGGGGTCGGCAACAAGGTTCACAAAGCCAAAAACCTTTGACAAACGCCCTGAACTGTTAGATACTGATGGTATCCCAAACAATTCACGGAGGGTGACTAAATGGGAGTCAAAATCAAGATGGGAAATTCAGAAACGCTGAAAACGCTGGCATCACTCGGCATACCCGAACATGCGGCCAAGCATGTGTTGGATTCTGGTGTTGACTGCACGATAACCTCTACCAGCATTGCTTTCAGCCATAACAACGGCCTGTATGAGAAGGCGGTGTTTCAGCCGGGTATCCTGACTCTGGCCAAAAAGGGGGCACTCAAGAAGAACAGTCTTGAGCACCTTCAGCACATGGTGCAGACCACCTTTAAAAAGGTGGAGGAGAAGATGGGGGCCCCTGAAGTCCCCGGCCCCGGCAGTGGTGATGATGAGATAGCCAATGTCTTCAAAGAGCCGCTGATCAAAAGCAGCCAGAAGAAACATGCGCCGGCCCCGGCAGCCAATTCCATATCGGACACTGAAATAAAGAAAATGATGAGCAGCAGTAAGTTGCCTCTGACTGAAGCGGAACACATGTACCAGCCGATCAGTGGTACCAACAGTGAGAGCAAGTACTTCCTGATTGCCCGGAGCCATGACCTGAAGGTGGCGGCCCGGGTCAAGAACGGCAAGCTCTCCATCCGGATTGAAGGTGACGTTCAGAACTACAAAGACGAGCTGGCCACTTTGGGAATCTCCATGGCCTCAGATGCCCATGCCTCCATGCACTTGGAAGTAGGCAATCAGGACATGGCCAGACGCACCATTGGCTCGGTGCTTTTCGGGCTTAACATGAACTGGGAGACCCCGGCACCCAAGGTGGACTTCCTCTGGAACCAAGGAGCATAACCATGCTGAAGAAAGAGCAATTCATGGGCCTGCAGGTGGGGAATACCATTGAGGCTGACCCCCTGTTCCCCGGCCTATCGAAGGAACGCACAGTGTTGCAGGTGACCGAAATCCGGAAGGACGAGGAAGGCAACAACAAGCTGGTGCAGGTAGCCGTGCACTACTTCAACACCAAGGTCGGTGATACCGTGCTGGCCATGTCTGGTGGCAAACTCATAACCCAAGGAGGTACAGTCGCATGAGCCAGATGAGAACCCGGGTCTACCCTATTTGTGACGCCCTGAACATGCACATGATCCTGACGAAGGAATCCAAGGTGCGAGGAGAGCAGACTTTCACCCTGCCATGGTCTAACATTGAGTTCAGATTCAAAGTGACCAAGACACTGGATTTTGGGACTGCCTCTACCACCTTGATTCTGGACTTGGCCGTAAAGGATTCCGAGTCCAGTTCTGATTTGGTGATGATGGTGGATAGCACCCACCACCCAGTCTCCGGCTCATGGCTGGCTCTGACATTAATGTCAAAGTCTAAGCTGGGGCTGGACTTCAAGTGGGAAGACGCTGGCAGCATTGATGAACTCTACAAAGTAACCAAGCCTGCAGTCGTTGCCAGCTTTACCCTGAACGGCGAGGAGTGGGAGGAAGCCGCCTGATGTTGATACTCTGGACTTCTACCAGTGGACAAGAACTCAAAAAAGCCATAGGCCCCACCGTATCCGGGTGGGGGCCACCCCCACACAAGGTGGTGGTAGACAGTCAGACCACATTACCCCCGGCAAGTCCGGGGGATGTTGTGTTGGCGATGGGCTCAAAAGCGATAAAGGCTCTGGCTGATGCCAAGGTTGTGCCCAAGAATCGAACCATAAGCTCACTCCGTGGGACCGGGATTGAACACAAGGGGGTGAAGTACTTTGTCACCTTCGACGCCGGCATCATGAACATTGACTATGGTATGTGGGTGAACCTGAAGCTGGACACGGCCTTGGCCTGCCGAACGGCGGTAACCGGTAAGGAAGAACCTGATGTTGGTGACTACCGGTACGTTGATGACTACACCGAAGCCGTATACCTGCTGGAAAAGATGATTGACGAGGAAGGCAAGAAACCAGTCATATCAGTGGACTTGGAAACCCTGACCCTCGACCCCTACAACCCCGAAACCTTCATTGTCTCGATTAGCCTGACCTACCGGGAAGGGATGGCTGATGTTATCCGATTCCAAGGGCATGATGACCAACCGAAGAAAGGGAGCCTTTTGCACGACCAGATAAACTGGCTCCTGAACTCACCGAACATCCGGCTCCGGGGCGCGAACTACAAATATGACGCCGTGTGGATTCGTGAGAAGTGGGGGTTGCTAAGCACAGCCTTCAAAATGGACACCACCCTTGTTGGCTCCCTGTTGGATGAGAACCGGAGCAACAGCCTGAACACCCATGCCAAGGTGTATACCAGCATGGGCGGGTATGATGACTGTGTAGCCCCTGAGACACTGGTTTGCACTGATGACCTCCGATGGGTCCCTATTGGGGATGTTAAGTCGGGGGATGGGCTTCTTGGGTTTGATGAAGAAATCACTACTCAGGGCGAACGCCGCCGTATGCGACGAGCCAGAGCAGTGTCTACCAAGCGCCTAACGAAATCCGGGGTAGAGGTAGAGTTCTCCAACGGGGTCACTATCCGTTGTAGTGATGATCACGGATTCTTGGCTCACCGATACAAGAACAATGGTCCTTTCCAGTGGGTACGGGCTTATGAACTGAAACCCGGTGTTAGGGCTATGTCCGTGATTGATCCCCGGGAGCCCCTACATACATGGGAGGCAGGGTACTTATCAGGCCTGTATGACGGGGAGGGGTACTTGTCTTCTGGTGGTATGGGGTTGGTATCTGGTTTGAGCCAAGCCCCCGGACTTGTCTGGAAAAAATACTGCAAGGGTATGGCGAACATAGGCCTTTCAGGATTTTATTCTCGACAGAAGAACAGTGATGGAGTTCACACCAGTAAGCACTCCGGAGCGCCAACATTACAGATGCTGCAGTTACTAAGACCTGTGCGACTATTGAGTAAGTATGGGTACGAGGGTAAGTGCATACCATCAGGCACCGAGAAGGTTTACGTGGAATCGGTAACCCCTATTGGACCTATTGAGGTAGTGAGCCTTGAAACGGATTGCCATACTTTCGTGGCGGAAGGTATTGCCTCCCATAATTCATTCAACAAGAAGTATGACAAAGGCCGCATGGACTTGGTGCCGGATGAACCTCTGCTCCTGTACGCCGGGGGTGACACTGATGCCACTTTGAGGGTGTCGAATGCTCAGCTAAAGGAACTGGCCAAAGACCCCAAGTTGAAACGGTTTTACCAGACCATCCTGCACCCAGCTTCGGTAGCTTTTGAGGCCATGGAACGGGAAGGGGTGCTGGTAGACGTTGACCACTACATGAAGCTGCAGACCGAGTTGGAGAAAGAACTGAAGTTCCTCAACGACCGGGCGATGAAGATGCTACCCCGGCGCTTGCAGTTGAAGTACAAGGACAACCTGAGTCTGACCCGATCCCGCATACTGACAGACTTCCTGTTTAGCCCGAGGGGACTGAACCTGAAGCCACTGGAATACACGGCCAAGGCACCCAAGGATAATCCGGGCCATGAACATGCCTCTACGGCCATGGATCACCTGAAGCAATTTATTGACCACCAAGATGCTGGCCCCTTCATCCAAGCTCTGAGCAACTACAGTAAGGCCAAGAAAACACTGGGCACCTATGTCACTGGTTTCATGAGTCACCTGAGGGCAGACGGTCGCTTGCACCCAACGGCGATCCTCTACAAGGGAGCCTATGGGGACTCGGATGATTCTGGAACCCTGACTGGCCGGCTGGCGTTTAAAGACCCGGCCTTCCAGACCGTACCAAAGCACACGAACTGGGCCCAAGAATTACGGCGAGGGTACATAGCCCCGCCCGGGTACATAGTCGTGAACTGGGACTACTCTCAAGGTGAGCTACGGATCACGGCTTGCGTGGCCAATGAGCCGAACATGCTGGATTCCTACCGACAGGGTATTGACCTCCACCTGAGAACGGGAGCGCAGTTGAACGGCATTGATATTACTGATGCGCTGGCCATGAAGAAGTCAGATGACGAGGAGCAGCAAAAGCTGATCAAGAAAATCCGGCAAGGTGGGAAAGCCGGTAACTTCGGACTGATCTATGGCATGTCGGCAGCCGGCTACCAAGCCTACGCCTTTGCCACCTATGGGGTGGTGCTGACCTTGGAGGAAGCCGAGAAACAGCGGGACGCCTTCTTCGCCCTGTATGCTGGCCTCCCGGACTGGCACGTAAACTTCAAGAAGTTCGCTCACCACCATGGCCACATCAGGTCACCACTGGGTAGGGTACGTCACCTGCCGCTGATCAATGCTCGGGATAATGCCACTCGGTCCAAGGCTGAAAGACAGTCGATAAACTCACCGATTCAGGCTACCCTTTCAGACATGAGTTGCTGGGCACTGGCTGAGTTCCACCAGAATTATGGAGAGCCCGATGGTTGTCGGTTCTTTGCCATGACCCATGACGCCCTGACTGCCTATGTGAAGGAAGACGAGTTCGACTATTGGGTGCCTCTGGTGCGGGAGATTATGGAGAACCTGCCGTTCGAGAAGGTGGGCTGGAATCCCCAGTTGCACTTCGATGTGGATTACGAGTACGGACCCAACATGGGAGATATGCAAGAGGCGGCCTGAGGCTGTATTCTTGACAAAACCCGGGATGATTAGGAGATAGCTGTGAGCGACCAAAAGAAGGGCTCTGAGTCCGAACTGTCAACGAATAAGTATGTGGTTCATGAGGTCAAGGTTGAGAAGAAGGAGGTCTCGGAGGTCGGTTCTCAGGCGTTGGAAGCTGAAGACGCCTTTCAGGGGATGTATGTCTCCCCCGACAAATCAGAGAACATGGTTATCCGTCCTCCCTATGACCGTACCCGCTTGCTGAGATTCCGTCAGGAGAACAACACCCTTGGCCAGTGTATTGCAGCCATGGAAGTGAACGTGGACGGGACCGGCTATGAAATTGAGCGCCGGGACGAAGAACCCATGACCGATGAGGACAAGAACCGGGTTCAGGGTATCAAGGATTTCTTTGATGAGCCTTGGCCCGGTATGTCCATGACCACTCTCCGAAGGAAGGCCCGCCGTGATCTGGAATCCGTGGGTGACGCTTATCTGGAAGTGCTGACCAATGCCAAGGATGAGATTGTCTTCATCCGGTGTCTTGAGGCTCAGTTCATGCGTATCTGCAAGCTGAGTGATCCGGTGCCAGTTAAGAAGACCATTCAGCGTAATGGCACAAAGGTAGAAATGTCCGTCAACACTCGGGAGCGGGTGTTCGTTCAGAAGATTGGTTCCAGCGTGGTGTACTTCCGGGAATTCGGGGCCAGCCGGGATGTTGACGTTGATACCGGGGAGTGGGCCAAGCCGGGGGAGCGCCTGCCTTATGCCAAGCGCGGCAGCCAGATCATCCACCTGAAGGTACAGAAAGACGCGGATACGCCCTATGGTATCCCCCGGTGGATCAACCAGCTTCCGAGCGTGGTTGGCTCCCGGAAGGCAGAAGAATTCAACTTGGAGTACTTCGATAACGGGGGCATCCCCCCAGCGATTGTCTTCCTGTCCGGGGGAACGGCCTCTGATCAGTCTATTGAGACATTAACCAATGTCCTGTCTGGTAAGAATACGTCCCGGGCCGCCGTGGTGGAAGTTCAGTCAACCTCGGGTAGCATCGACTCTGCCGGTAAGGTGGAAGCCAAGGTTGAGCGTTTTGGGGCAGAGCAGAAGAATGACTCAATGTTCGAGGCCTACAACGAGAAAAACGAAGCTCGTATTCGTAGCAGCTTCCGTTTGCCCCCCTTGTTCATTGGTAAGACTGATGGCCATAACTACGCCACGGCTTTCGTATCCTACATGATCGCTGAGAACCAAGTGTTCAAGCCGGAGCGGGACGAGTTCGATGAAATCATCAATGTGACTCTGATGAGAGCCCTGCAGGATGGTGATGACACCTACTGGTACCGGTCCAAGCCAATGACTGTTTCCGATGTGGAGCATCAGATCAAAGGCCTTGAGCTGGCGAAGGATGTTGTCTCTGCAGAAGACTGGGTAACCTCCTTGAACGAGGCGACTGGCCTTGGCCTGAAGTTTGACCAGAAGGAATATGACGCCCGTAAGGAGAAGGAAATGGAAGCCAAGCGCCCGGTTATTCCGACACCCGGACAGCCCGGGGACGCCAAGCCCGGTGAAGCCGGTAATGACTCCGGGGCCGGCACAGGGGAAGACTTGAACGTTCAGAAGTCTGAGAGCCCTATCGAAGTGGTCCACATGGTGGATCAGTGGGTGGAGGCCCTGAAAGGTAAAGACAAGGCCTTGGTAGAGCGCGTAACGGCCCAGATCGTGGGACTCAGCAAGTCTGAGCGGGCACTGTTCAACAGTGTGCTGGCCAGCAAGACGCTGTTCCATACCGAACTGGATTTTGAAGGCTCTGCAGAACTGTGTGGTTGTGCAGCCGAACTGTGCGGAGGCATCGGTGGCGACTCCTAAGCCCGAGAATTTCCTGATCCTTGAAAAGTCGGTGACGGACAGGCTGGTGCCTCGGTGGAAGCGCCAGTTTGCCCCCATCAAAGCCAAGTTGAAGAAAGCCATTGCTGATGATGACCCCATCACGGCTCAGGATGTGATCGAATCGCTGGACGAACTGGACGCCCTCTACAAAGGGATGCACCAGTACCTCGTCTACATCAGCACTTCAGCCTTGTTGTTTGGTGCCAGCCGGGTCCGGCCCTTGGAAGAAACCAGTTTCATGACTGGACCAAAGCAGACACCGGAAGCGGCTCTGAAGGGGACCAAGCAACTCGAAATGTTCCTGATGGAAGCCCGGAAGACCATCAAGAAAGTGGCCTACGCCGCCCTGTCTGCCGCCGAGCGTCAGAAGGCCAATGCCGACGACCGGTTGGTGTTTCAGAAAGCGGACAAGATCAAGACCTTGGACGAGTACATGGATCAGGTGGAAAAGGCCGGGGATGACACCATCAGTGCGGCAGCCTCCCTGCATACCTCTCGCCTGTCGAACTACGGGTTCACCGTGGAGGCCATGGTCACTGGTATTGAGCGGTTCCAAGTGGACGAGATGCTGGACTCCCGGACCTGCCCTGTCTGCCGGTATATGCACGGTAAGACGTTCGAGGTTGAGCGGGCCTATGGCACCCTGTCCCGGTTGCTGGAAGTGGACAACCCCGACGACCTGAAGACCATGGCCCCGTTCCCGAAGCAGAACGCTCAGGCCATTGCGGACATGAAGAAAATGAGCATGTCCGAGCTTGAACAGGCAGGCTACAACATCCCTCCGTATCACCCGGGGTGTCGTGGTCTGCTGGCCGAGGAAGGCAGTGTCGTGGAGATTGAAGAACAGACACCGGTACAGACCCTCACTACTGCACCAGACAGCTTCACTGAACTGACCAATGACCTTGAGCGCAGGACCGTAGATGGTAAGCCATCGACAGCCGGCAGCCGCGTGAAGGTGAACATGGAAGTGGCCAGTCCGGATGTGAAGGAAGAACTGGACGACCTGCAGGAGCTTGGGTTCCTGACCGATTCTGCCGTGGAGCAAGAAGTAGTGGTTGGGCAGTTGAAAGCGATCACTGATCAGGTTCGTTTGGAAGACCTGCAGACAGCTTACGAGGGTGGCGGCAGCAAGCCCCTGATCGTGGAACTCGCAGGCAGCCGCTACGTGTACTCAGGTACAGAAGCAGCCATGCTGGCGAAGCTCTCAGGAGCCAACACGATCCTTGCGGACTTGGTGGTGCTCTGACATTAATGTCAATATAATTTGACAAACTAATACGGGTGCGCGATACTGATCGTAAGGCAAACAAATTCAAGGAGGGTTGCCAAATGACTTCAATGACCGCTATCGCACTTAACGAATTCCGGGCCAACAGGGTTGAGAACCTGAAGGCCCAGATTTTCGCACTCAAAAAAGAAATCCGGGAAGCACAGGCCATAGGCTGCAAGTCAACTGCTGACCTGCTGACCCAAGACCTTGCCTTTCTGGAAGATGACCTGCACTTCACCCGCAAAGCTATCGAGGACGACAATGGCTGATAAATTGACCATGGCTCTCAAGGCCAAGATACCCCTGATTTCGGTGACCACCACTGACACCATCAATGTGAAGTTGGTACTGGAACACCTGTTGGGGTTGGAGGGTAGCATTGGCCTGCCACCAGCACTGAAAAGCACTACGCCGGCCCAGTCCAACAAGTGGTATCTGATGGGGGCCACCTTGGAAGACTCGCCTGAGAGCGTGTACCGGGCAACCCAAACGGCCAAGAAATGTGTGGTTCTGGTGAACACGGATATTGAGTCCCCCCTGATCTACGATGCGGGCTCACTCCCCACCCCTGAGGCCCTGATAAAAGACCTCCTGAAGGAATACACGGACGATCACGCTGACTACCTACCCTACACCGGGGGGTTGACTTTAAAAGACCTCAAAGAGCTTATATTGCTCACTCTAGCGAGGGACGACATCTTGAGCCCCCGGGGCTTGGCGCTCTCCCGCAGTCAGTTCTCCCCGCCCATGAAAGGGGTGGAACCGGTGTATGCCGATTTCGATTATTACCGGGTGAATCCAGACCTCGGAAAATGGCTGGATGTGAACACCCACTTCTTCAAGTCCTTGGATGAGGACGAGCGGCTGACCCCGCGTGGCCTGTTGCTGGATGGTCCCCCCGGCACTGGTAAAACCATGGGGGCCAAGTACATTGCCAAAACCCTTGGCGTTCCCCTGTACCGGCTTGACTTGTCCGGGGTGATG